CCCGGCATTGGCCCAAAGAAGGCTGAAGCCATTCTAGGTGCAAGGCCGCATTGGGGTGCTGTCGAACAGGCTTACATCAAAGCTGGCATGACCAGAGATGACGCAATTCAACAAGCCCGGTTAGCGCGGATTTTACGCTGGTCTGACTGGCATGAAGAAATACAGGAGATACGCCTATGGACACCTACATGAGGCATGAAGAATACATGAAGCAAGCTGCCATGCAGCCTGATGTGGATATGGTCAATTCACCACCACACTACACCCACGGTGACATCGAGTGCATTGATGCGATTCGGGCCGCACTTGGCCCCGAAGGCTTCGCTGCGTTCTGTCGTGGCAATGTCATCAAATACAACTTCCGGTGTGACCATAAGGGTGGACTACAGGATGTTGAGAAGGCCGCTTGGTATCTCGATAAGCTGATTGACACGATGAGAACAAAAGCAGAACATAGCAACCCATTAGAAGAGGAATACAAAGACCGATGACATTCAGGAACAAGTTCGCAGAAGACATTTTCAATCTCAAATACCGGCACGAAGGATGCGAAACATGGGCATCACTCGCTGCCACACTCGTTCACGAGGTTTGCGATGGCCTGATGTCACCAACTGAAGTTGACCAGCTGGTCTACTACATGACTGAAATGAAGTTCATCCCCGGCGGCAGATACCTTTGGTACGCTGGGCGTGACGTAAAATACTACAACAATTGCTTCCTGCTAAAGGCTGAGAACGACAACCGGGAAGATTGGGCAACGCTGGCAAATAAGGCCACCAGTGCCTTGATGTCCGGTGGCGGCATTGGCATCGACTACAGTGTCTACAGGCCATCTGGTGAGCGTCTTTCACGCACTGGCGGTCAAGCATCAGGGCCATTGCCTATGATGGAGTTAGTCAACGGCATTGGTCGTAATGTCATGCAGGGTGGATCGAGGCGTTCAGCAATGTACGCATCACTTCACTGGAAGCATGGCGACATCCACGATTTCTTAAACATGAAGAATTGGGATGAAATGCCTGTCGGTGACACGACAATGGCAAAGCTGAAAGAAGCTGACTTCAATTTCAAAGCACCAATGGACATGACAAACATAAGTGTCAACTACGACACTGAGTGGCAGCACAACTACTGGGCCACAGGTGAGGTGGGTGATGTGTTCATGCACAACATGAAACAGGCTCTCAAATCGTCTGAGCCGGGCTTCAGCTTTAACTACATGAAAGATGACGAGACACTACGCAACGCCTGTACTGAGGTCACTTCGGCTGACCCAGATGATGTTTGCAATCTTGGCTCAATCAACCTGTCACGCATTGAAAGCATCAGCGAGTTTGCTGATGTGGTCGAACTTTCAACCAAGTTCCTGCTTTGCGGAACCATCCGTGGTGAAGTACCATACGCTGGTATTGAAGCCACACGAGAAAAGAACCGGCGTCTTGGGCTTGGTTTGATGGGGATGCACGAATGGCTAATTCAACGAGGAGAGAAGTACAATGTCACCCCAGAATTACATAAGTGGCTTCACGTCTACAAGATTGTATCGGATAAGGCGTCAAAGGAATTTGCGGATCATCTCAGTGTTAGCCGTCCTGTCGCTAATCGGGCTATTGCACCAACTGGTAGCATAGGCATCTTAGCTGGCACATCGACTGGCGTTGAGCCAATCTTTGCTGTCGCCTACAAGCGGCGGTATCTCAAAGGCGGCACACGTTGGCATTACCAGTATGTCGTAGACAGCGCAGCCCAAGACTTGATTGACCGATACGGTGCAAACCCTGAGACCATCGAAAGTGCAATCGACCTAGCAGCTGATCCAGAACGCAGGATCAAGTTCCAAGCTGATGTGCAGGATTACGTTGATATGTCGATCAGTTCGACAATCAATCTGCCAGCATGGGGAACCAAGCTGAACAACGAAGATACCGTTGAGCCATTTGCCCAGATGCTAGCCAAGTATGCCCACAGACTGCGTGGCTTCACTTGCTATGCTGATGGTAGCCGTGGTGGTCAGCCACTGACATCAGTGCCTTACTCCGAAGCATCTAATCGCCAAGGCGAAGAGATACTGGAAACCCATGACATCTGTGACATCACAGGCCACGGTGGCAGCTGTGGAGTGTAGCTTAGTTGACAGCATGGGCAGCGACCTGACTGTGGTCAACGCTGCCAGAGTGTCTTTTGCCAAAATCAGCGAAGAGTTAGACGACAAAGATGAACGCCTCATTCATTACCTAGCGGAACATGGGCATTGGTCACCCTTTGCCCATGCTTTCCTGCAATTCAGGATCAAAGCACCAATCTTTGTCGCAAGGCAGCTGGTGAAGCACCAGATTGGATTGTCGTGGAATGAGGTCAGTCGGCGTTATGTCGATGAACCACCAGAGTTCCACAACCCGACAGTTTGGCGTGGACGACCAAAGAACTCGAAGCAAGGCAGCGATGGTGAGGTCGATGACCAAAACACAGCCAAGCTGATCCTTGAGCAGACCAATCTGCTTGCCTTCAAAAACTACAACTCGCTGATCGAGCAAGGTGTAGCACCGGAGCAAGCAAGGATGATCTTACCGCAATCAATGCTGACTGAATGGTATTGGTCAGGCTCACTGCAAGCATTTGCAAGAGTTTGCAACCAACGCCTCGATCATCATTCACAAGAAGAAACACAAGAGATCGCCAGAATGATACAGGAACAAGCAGTAACTAAGTTCCCAGTCAGCTGGCTAGCACTGTGTGATGGCACACACATTGCAAAAGAAGCAGCATGACTACACATGCACTAAGCCCATCAGTTAACGCTGGTGGGCTTTTTTTTCCATATGCCAAGCGAGAACGATGATGACCTATGACGACACTTGGCTAGCAATGTTGCAAGAACTGTATGGCAAAGAGTATGTCGAGAAGCTGTTAGCCAGTGACAATGGTGACACAGACAGCCGGGAACATGAGGAAACTGAGGCACAAAAGAAAAACGACAGGTGAACCCTCTATATCGAGCGTTACCTGTCGCCGCTGATTACCATTGATGAATAACATTGATAATTAAAACCTATTGCCAATCCTTATACAGGCTCCGCAAGTCAGTCAGCAGTGAGTATTTAATCACATTTTATGCCAAATACAAACAAAACCCTAAGTTACCCCTCGTCTAAGAGAGAACAATAGATACACAGATAGTAATATCTATGATCTTCTACTTAATACCAAAGAACACAAGACAACCGATGTCACTGTGGTGACCTTCACTGACTATGGGTTTCGTTGGCTGCATTGGTTCCTCAAGTTGCTTTGGTTTCTTTAGTTCGATCACGTCCCGATTTTGAACAAAGATCGAAAGCCCCATCCAGATAAAATTCTGACCTAATGTCTAATGTCGATGAAGAGGGGGCGAGAGGTGAAGTGATAGCATATCACAGCACCATTGATACCAAACGATTACAGTGACTTAGCAGCAGCTGCTCAGAATTTTGGTTCCATACGCTGCGATCTGACCCCCCCATACCCATTAATCACAATCAACTTCAAAAGTAACGCTAAAGGTTTTGCTTTTTGTTTTTGTTGTCCGACCTTCGTTAACCGGGGTCATCCCCTGAAAAACCAAGGAATCTCCATATGGCTCTAGAAACCTCGACCTACATAGATGGTCTTGTCGCTACAAACCCAGCGAGTGTCGATCCGCTGGCACAAGCAGACGACCATCTGCGACTTATTAAATCCACCGTCAAAGCCACGTTCCCTTCGATAACTGGCGCAGTCACTGCGACACAACAAGAAATCAACGTCCTTGACGGAATTACGTCTTCGACATCCGAACTGAATATCCTCGATGGTGTTACAGCGACAGCAGCAGAAATAAACTACCTCTCTGGTGCCACAAGTAACATCCAAACCCAGCTGACGACCCTCAGTACCTCTGTCAGTGGGTTGAACACTGACCTAATTAACGACACGACCCCACAACTGGGTGGTCAGTTAGACACCAACGGTCAGTCTATAGCCTTCGGCAGCTGGACTATCAGCATTGATGGTTCAAACAACTTGTCTTTCGCTTATGGCGGCGATGTGAAGCTACGGATTACAGCAGCTGGTGCATTGGATGTTGAGGATGACATCACAGCCTTCAGTGGTATCTAGTCATGGCTATCACAGGTTCAGGGCCAATCAAACTCTCCGATTTACAGTTAGAGTTTGGCGGCAGTCACCCCATATCAATGTCTGAATATTACAAAGGCGGTGCAAATGTAACTAGCGACATCGCTTATACAAATTACTCAACACCTCTAAGTGGAGCCAATATTCCCAACGTGCCAACGTCAGGAAACAGCATCAGCCTAGGTTCAGACTTTTACTCATCTGGAAATGCCTTGGTTTACACAGGCAGCTATAATGGTGGTGACACGACCCCAGTCAAAACTGGCTTCGGTTTTTCACTGGTTCAAGCCAGTTTTAACCCAGCGACCTATATCGGCACTTTGACTGCCGGTAATACTTTTCTTGTTTGCTGTGCAAACACAACAGACTGGCCCTACGGCTGGCACTACTCTGATTATGACAGTGCGATCTTAGCTTGCACATATGGAACAAGTTCCAGCATCCAAGCACCACAGGTGTATGGGAAGCAATGGCGACCCGGAATTAACTATGACGGTGCGAACAGCGTGACGATTTACGGTCAGTACGGCGGTAGCAATACCAACTTTGGAGCAGGACAGAATTTTCTACAGGGCATTGTGAGGACAAGCTGATGACAGACATTACTTCAGTAACCTCAGTAGCCGATGATGACGGTACAGTGGCTTTGTTTGAACTCAACAAGACTGCTGACAACCAGAATGAGCCTTTTGAGGTTGTAATGAACTACGAGGGCAATCCAGCGTTACCGGCAGTCCACGAGTGGCTCCGTGCAAATAACCAAGACATTCCGGCACTCAGCAGCCAAATTTTATAAAGGGAGAACCTTATATGGCTATTCTTCCTATC